GGCGCGACCGCGGTGCTGGTCAGGCTGACGCTGACCAAGCCGCATCTTCGCCCGCTCTTCGGGCTCAACCGCCAGCTCCCGCGGATGATCGAGCGCGCCTGGATGGAGTGGGGGAAGGTCCAGGACTTGCAGACCGAGAGGGTCTCGCTCGCGTCCCAGATGGTCAACACCCCGCGCTTCGACGACAGCCTGATCTACATGGCCGGCAAGTTGCAGGCCGAGCAGGACGAGCACGACGTCACCCTCCAGCGCCACGCGAAGTGGAAGGAGCAGGCCGACGCCGCCCGTGCCAAGCTGCCCGAGCTGGAGGGCGCGCAGGAGCGTCTGGAAGCCCTCCAGGGCCTCCAGGCGGCGTGGACGGTCTATCAGGGCGCCAAGGGCTCCTACGACCGCCAGCGGGCCGCCAGGGAGGCGCAGGACGCCGATCTGGCGCGGTTGGTCGAGGAGGCCGGTGTGTGGCGCCGGGCGCGCGAGGCGGTGCTCGCCGTCCGGACGCGGGTGAAGGGCCATCTGGTGCCCTCGCTCTCGGCCGCCTCGGGGGTGCTGGTTGCCCGCATGACGGGCGGCGCCCGGCGCGACGTGCGGGTGACGGAGGACTTCGAGATCACGGTGGACGGCCAGCCCGTCGAGACGCTCTCGGGCTCCGAGAAGGCGGCGGCCAACCTCGCGCTCCGGGTGGCCCTCGGGCAGGTGCTCACGGCGCGGGTCTTCCCGGTCTTCCTGGCCGACGAGCCCGATGCAGCGATGGACCCCGAGCGGGCGGCGATGACGTCGGACACGCTGCGCAGCCTGGATCAGAACCTCGCGCAAATAGTTCTGGTCACGCACAAGGAACACGACGCCGACCTTGTGGTGAAACTTGGGACTAACTAACAATCGCGTGGGTGAAGTTCATAATACCTGGGGCTAGGTTACTTGCATGACCCAGCCCGCTCTCCCCCCGATCCACTCGGATTTCGGCATCGCGAACAACATTCGGATGCCGGAGTTCATCGTGTCTTACCGGCGTATCACCTCGTATGTGTGGCCGACGCGCGACATGGACCGCATCCACACTGCGCGGAAGCTCTACAACGAGGGCAGCGTCGAGATGTGCCAGGCGCGCGTGGGCGAATACTTCGTCCTCTATGCGATCCCCCGCAAGGTGAAGACCACGCGCCACCTGCACGACATGTTCTTCAACGGCTAGAGCCGGAAGACCCCCGCTGCGGGGTCGATGGCCAGGACCGTCTCGTGATTGGCGCCGAGGGCCTGGAGGAACGCGATCATCTTCGCATCGTCGCTCTCGATGTAGATCGCTTCCGCCCACTCCTGCTGGTCGGTGACCGGCAGGAGGGCGCGCGCCGCGTCGGCGTCATCCTCCTTGCCCATCAGCCGCAGGCGCTTGCGGATGGTGCTCTTCAGCACGGCCCAGCGCGGCGGGCTCTCCCCGGTCGGGGTCCAGGGCAGGAAATCAGTTCCGTTCCAGATGTGGGTGTGGGCCTGGACCCCCGCGGGGCAGCCGATCCACTCGAAGGGGGGCGCCACCTCGAAGGCGGCGTCCACGACATCGTAGATGCGCGTGTCGCCGAGTTGGACGAGAGCGTTGGGCATCGTTCTACCTCACGGATACCAGATCAGGACGAGACCGTTCGAGTTGTTGTCCCAGCCGTGCAGCATGGGGGCCTGGGGGGTCACGTTTTGGCCCCCGCCCGGCGTGGTCACGCCGGCAGCTCCCGTCTGGGCGTTGCCGTCACCGAGCACGATGCCGCCGCCGCTGCCCGTCAGCGTGACCGCCGTGCCGATGCTGGTGGTGCCGCCGTTCGGCGCGCTCTGGCCCGGCAGGACGCCGATCAGCCCGCCACCACCCGAGCCGACCGTGATCGAGACGGTGGACGAGGGCACGACAGAGATGGAGCCCATGGCGCCGGCGCGCGCACCGGGATAGGCCACGCGGTCGGCGAAGTAGAAGGCCGAGCCGCCCGCCGCGCCCAGCGCCCAGAAGGCGATCCGCGTTACGTTCGAGGGCACGGTGAAGGTGTGGCTGCCCGCACTATAGGCCGCGACCCTATCGGACGCGAAGGTCGAGACCAGCGAGGGCAGGGGGAAGAAGCCCTTCGTGCCGCCGCTGTTCGTGCCGTAGTAGCGGTTGGTGCCCGGCGAGGCGGCGTCGCCGACGAGGCTCAGCGAGCGGTCGGCGCTCAGGTTGCCGCCGCCCTGGAGCGAGTTCGCGGTGTTCACGGCGCGCGTCGTCGCGACGCCGCCCAGCCCGGCGAGCGTGATGCTCGGTAGCCCCGCCGGCGTGTAAGTGTTCGCGGCCGTGTTGATCGTGCCGAGCAGGATGTCCTGCCCCCCATCGTAGACGTAGTATTCCAGGATCGAGGAGCTGACCTGCTTCAGCCAAAACGAACCGCGCTCGGCATAGGTGGGCCTCGACGTGCCGAGATGGCTGGTCCGCAGCGCGTCGGCGAAGTTCACGAGGAGCTGGGCCAGCTCGACCCCGCTCGTCGTCGCGGGGTCAATCGTGTCGATGGTGGCCTGGGTCATCCTTCAGCTCCCGAGGGTCCAGTTGGAGTTGACGGGCATGGTCGTGAACCTTGTCCCGTAACCGTTCGCGATCCAGTCGATGGTGCGGGTCACGCCGGCGCCGGCGGCGTTGCGGGCGACCACACGGAAGCCGGAAACGGTTTCCGAGGTGATCTCCAGGTAGTCGCCGGTCTGGAGGTTCTTGCCCGTCACGGCGAGCGTGGGCAGCACGTTGAACCCGCGGTTGTAGGTGATATCGAGCCCGGTCGAGGGCACCGCGATGTTGCGACCGCGCTCCGTGCGGTCGGGCATGTCCACGATGGCCTTGAGCGACTGGAGGACCGGGATCACCTGCGGGTTGTAGTAGAGGAACTTGATCCTGAAGCGGAACGCCTGCCCCACCCAGTCGCCGGGTGAGAAGGTCTGGTAGGGCGACCAGAGCGAGCCGTTGTAGGTGGCGATGTCCACCTGGAAGTCGTAGAGGCTCGGATCGACCGCCGACATGGCATGGACGTCGCGCAGATTGGTCCAGTCCGCGATATTCTCGTCCACCATCTCTGCGTCGCCTTCGAGCGCGAGCGTCACGCGGCAGCGGTAGATCATCCCGAAGTTCGAGGTCTGGAAGAAGTAGAACGAGTTGGCCGAGCCGGCGACGCGCTTCAGGAGCCCGGAGTTGACGACGGTGTTCGTCTTCGTGCCGGCCCACGCCGGGTCCTGTGGGAACTCCGCGATGAAGTTCAGACCTTCGGGGCCGATATTGTTCTCGTTCATCGCGGCGTTCAGGCTGTAGACGCCGCTCGTGTCCACAGCCTTAACGAAAAAGGTGCCCTGCATCACCGGCAGGAGGACGAAGTTCGAGACCGCGCGCGACACAACCACCTGGGCCGTCGCCCAGCGCGCGGTCGGTCCCGTGACGGGGCTGTAACGCACGACGTAGTGCGAGAGGTCCCGGTCCTGGACAGGCGTCCAGTCGAGACGCAGCGAGTTGTCGAGGAAGGTGACATTGAGGAGCGCCACGTCGGAGGGCGGCGCCACGAGACCCGCGCGGCGACGACGGACTTCCGCCCAAGCGGTGTTGGAGCCGAAGACGGAGCCCACGCGGAAGTCATAGAAGCCATTGGCCACGTCGTAGATTTCGACGCGGGTGCCGCGCGTCCAGGCGGCGTCCACCCAGGTCTCGTCGCCTGTGCGGCGCCACTGGACGCGGTAGGAGTTGATCCTGGGGTCGCCGGGCGCGCGCCAGGTGATCGCCACGACCGCCTTCGGCTCCGCGCCGACCAGCCGCGTCAACGTGCTGATCGAGACGTCGCTCGGCGCGGGAGGCGTGCCCGGCAGCTTGACGTAGATCGTGCCGGCGCGGAGTGTCGCGTTGTCGGCGTATGCCTGCTTGTTGCGGTTGATCTCAACCGCTTCCAGGAGGACGTTATCGGGGTCGTCCTCCGGGGTCTCGATGCGCAGCAGCTTGTAGGGCTTGGGCACACCCGACGCCGCCCCTGCGGCGCTGATCGTGAAGGGCGCAAGAGCCGGCACGTTCAGCGGCAGGGGGTCAGCCAGCTCGATAGAGTAGGTCGGACCAGAGAGCGCACCCACGAAGGGGTAGGAGAAGGTCGAGATGCCGCCCGGCGCCGTGTCGTCGGGCAAGTCGATGTTGAACTCATAGAGCACGTCCTGCTCGATGGGCAGCGGGTCTCGGAAGTAGACGATGGTCCGCTGCGTCTCCTCGATCCTGCCGATGCGTCCGGAGAGCGCACGGCCCATGTCCGGGTCGGAGATCAGGATCGTGTCGTAGGGCCTCACCATGAGGCCGCGGCGGTTCGTGCGGAAGGAAACGGTTTCCACTTCCGTCGTCGAGGTGATCATCCGGTAGGCCGCCCGCCGGATCGCCTCGTGGGTGTTCGTGCAGCCAACGGCGATGAAGTCGAACGGCTTGACGCCGTAACGCGCCTGATGCTCCGGGTCGCGGATCGTGCGCGCGTCGCGGTCGTAGTCGAGCGCCTCGTTCAAATAGCGGACAGTGATCTCGTTGTAGCGCGTTTCAATGTCGGTATAGGAATACTCGAACTCGCCCGCGATGTTCTCGGGCGTGAAGACCGCGACCGGCGCCGTCACCTTGTCCACGGCCAGGCGCAGGTTTCCGTTCAGCTCATCGACGAGCACGGCATTGAAGGCGCCGGCGAGATAGCGGAGCTGCTCGCGGATGCCGCGCGCTTCCTTGATCTCGATGTTCATGGTGTAGCGGGGCTGGGAGCCGCCCTTGCCATCGGGCACCATCTCGTCGCACCACTGGCCCGCCTCGTAGACCGAGTAGCGGTCGAGGTTCAGCTCGGGCCAGAAGCGGCGCGCGCCATACACGTCGTCCATCGCCAGGTCGTAGAGCACCCAGGCGGGGTTGTTGGTGTAGGCAACCTTGAAGAGACCGTTCCACGTCCCGGTGTAGGTCCTCGTGTCCGGATCGTAGTTGGTCGGGACCTTGATCTCCTTGCAGAAATACTCGCCAGTGAAGTTCGGCAGCGAGTTGAACTGATTGGACGCGCGTGCGAACAAGTGCGCAATCGCAATACCGTCGAACCTCGCAGGCCCACCAACGATTTCCTGCAAGCTCTCCCACGCGATATCGCGCTGGAAGTTGGGCAGGTCACCAGAGACGCGCGTCACACGCACGTCCCAGGTGCCGTCATAGGCGACAAGCGGGATGCGATACTCGAAGACCGTGGGCGAGCCCGTGATCTTGCCCTTGATCTTGACCGCCTGCCCAAATGGGTTGGTCCAGGTGACGAGAGCCGTCTTCTTGACCTCGATCAGCACGTCCAGCTCGTCGTCGAAGGTGCCGCCGGGGTCGGAGCCAACGGGCTGCCGGTTCTCGACGAGGTTGTTCACGACGATGCGGATGTCGATCATGTCGATGCCCGCCGTGCCGTCCTTGCGGAGCGGCGGCGCGTCGGTCGTGCGCGTGACCGGGACGGTGGGCGAGAGCGTAACGCCGACGTTCTGCGCCTTGGTCAGGCCGTACTGGCCCTGGACGACTTCGTAGTAGCCTTCGAGGAAGAACATCGCCTCGGCGCTGTCCACCACATGCGGCGTGATCTGCGAGATGTGGACCTCGTAGGGACCGCCTAACGCCGCGTCGATGGGGAACCGTATCTCGTGGATTTCCGGCTCCAGCGCCTTGCCGTTGATCTCGTAGCCGGGGCTGCCGAACGGATCGAGCCAGATGCCGTCAGCCAGCGAGCGGTAGAGGATGTTGAAGCGCACCTGGTTGGGCACCAGGCCGTCGCTGGGGTAGGCGCCGTTCACCATCGAGACGCTGCGCCGCCACAGCGCCTCGGTGCGAAGGCGCAGCACGAGAGCGTCGATGGTGATCGACTGCGTGGTGAAGGTGACGCCATAGGGCTCTGGCGTCGTCACGGCGAGCGCCGCGTTCACCACCACCTGGTCAGCAGTTCGCGGGTCGGGGAAGGGGGTCAGGTCACCGAAGGTCGGCAGGGCAGCCGACATGAGGTTGGGCGCGCCCGTGCCCTGGGTCTGGGTGATCTGGTCCCAGACGCCACGGAAGTCCTCGTAGCCCCCCAGGAAGGGTCGGATGGTGTTGCCGGGCGTGGTGCCTCGGTAGACCTTCAGCGTGGCCCCCAGGAAGTTCAGGGAGCCGTCCTGGTTCTGGAGCGCGGTGTCGTTGGCCTTGAAGCTCTTCAGCCCGTTGACCAGTCCCTTGATGGGGCCATGGCCGAGCGCGAGCATGACCTCCAGGCGGTCGTTGGACCGCAGGTTGTCGGGCGTGTTGACGGGGGACTGCGTGCCCTGCTGCTGCGACGACGAGCTTGCGCTGCCGCCGGCACCGAAGAAATCGTTCATGCGACGGTCGATCCCATCAGGCGCCGCTGGTCCGCCCGCGGGGGCTGGCCGTTGATCGCCGCCGGTTCTGCCTCGATGTCGAAGTGGATGTAGTGACCGGCGAGCTTCAGCTTCCCGTAGGGGATCGGGATGCGCGTGCCGCTCTCGACGGTGTTGCGCGCACCGCCCAGGTAACGGCTGGCCTCCACGTCCTCGCTCGATGTGCCGGTGCCGCCGGCGTTGGTTTTGGGCTGCGGCGATAGGAGCTGGATGAGCCCGCCGACGAGCAGCGAGACGCCGGTGCCCGCCAGCGCGGCCAGCGCGTAGGCGTAGACGCCCCCCGCCGCCGGCGGGAAGAAGTAGGAGAGCACGGCCGCGACGACGATCAGCACCACGGCGATGATGATCTGCGTGAAGCCGCCACGCCCGCCTCCGGTGCCCATGAAGGCCGGAAGGATATGCAGCTCGCCCGACGCGGGAATGGGGGAGTGGAGGGCGGCCTCGGTGTCGCAGCCGGCGACGGTCACGCGCCACCGCTTGCCCGGCGAAGGGGGCTTCGGGTTGAACTGAGAGAACAGCGCACGGAGGGCTTCGGCGGGCGTTTCTGCCTCGCACTCGAAGACCCTGGCTTCTTCCGGCATCGCACGCGCGAGGGCGCCATGGACGAAGAGCTTGACCTTCATGGCGTGGCCTCGATCACGGAACCCGTTTCCGTCACGGTGAAGGCTCGGACACCCTCGGGCGCGACGATGTAGTGCTTGAGGTCGGGCCACATGGCGAAGCTCTCCATGTCGGGGACGCTCGGCGAAAGCCCGCCCTTCGGGTGCGTGTGCCAGGTGGCCACCATGGCGCTGAGGAACGGCATCATGTCCGTCGCCATCACGAGGAAGCTGTCGTCGGGCTCGCTGCTGACGTTCGGCAGCTCGACGATCTCCCCCGACTTTAGCACGAGGCCCACACGCTCACGCGGCAGCCCGTCGATGAAAGCCTTGAGCCGGACTTCGATCATGCCGACGCCCGCTTCTGGACGGCCCGGCGGTAGGCCGCGCGCTTGTGGGGAGGCAGGAGGTCCATCACGTCCACCTTCTCCAGCACGGGCTCGGGCACAGCATGGTGGCGCACGACGGCGAGCGTCATGCCCGCCCACTTCCCGGCCCAGGTATCGACGAGGCTGAAGCCCTGGTGTGGGTGGTGCAGGAAACGGTTTCCGCCGATCCACACGCCGCAATGGCTCGCGACAGGCGTGCCGCGCGCGATCAGCACCACGTCGCCCGTTCGGATCGTGAACTGGTTCTCGATACCGATGGGCAGGAAGCCCTCGGCCTCGAAGTTGCGCATGAAGAGGTCGAGGTGCGGCGCCGTGTGCCACCACTCCTCGGGGTAGGCGTAGGGCCGCAGCAAGATGCCGTAGTTGTCCTCGTAGAAGCGCCGCACGAGTGCGTAGCAGTCTCGCTCGCGCATTTCCCAGTCCAGCCCGACAAGATGCTCGTAGCGGGTCATCGCACGCTCACCACGGGGAAGTCGGGCGGCGAGAAGGTCGTCGCCGGAATGACGAAGTTGGGTCCGTCGCCCAGCTCACGAAGCTCGGCCTGGATGCGGATGCGCGTCAGCATCACGATGCGCGACACGCGCCAGGAGTGCGCGACGTAGACGTTCCGGTTCGCCTTTGCGTCAGCACGCAGCACGCGATAGCGCGTCAGGCGTGCTCCTTCGATGCCGCCCTGAGCGACCAGCGCGGAGAAGGCAGCGTCGGGGTTCTGCACGTCGAGCCGCGGGCGGGAGACCTGATCGGTCGCGTAGGACCCCAGCCCGGATATCTGACACTGGATCGCTTCGTATTCGATCCCTTGCCAAGTGAGCTGCTGGCTGCGGGTGAACGCGATGAAGCCGGACGGCAGGAGGTCGAGCTTGAAGAGATGCACGTAGGCAGCGGCTTCAAGCTGGAGCGCGTCCTCGATATGCGAGGGCGGAGGTACGTTCGCGCCGCTCATAGCTCCTGGTCCCAGGTGTAGATCGAGTTGTCGAAGAGGATCGTGCTGCTGTCGAAGGTCGGGTCGAACTCCGGGATGTCCGGCGTCGGCCAGGGCAAGGGCTGCTCGATCAGCTCGATCTCGACAGGCGTCACCGCGCCGGAGCCGCCCTTGACGCCGTAGGGGATTTCGAGCGGCTTGTTGAAGCGCACGAGCACGAAACCTTCGGCGGGCAAATCAAACCAGAAGGTCTTCCACATCTCGACGGTGCGGTAGAACTTCTCCAACCGAAACAGGTTCGTCTTCGGCTCAATGAAAGGATCAGCACGACCGTTGGAGGACGTCTCCCACTTCAGCGCCTCGAAACGCAGCTTGAAGACGCGCTGGGGCGGTCCATCGGGTTCGGCCGAGAAGGTGTAGCCCCGCCCGAGCCGCACACGCGGCGAGTTGTCCTGGTAGATCACCGAAACGCTGTAGTAGGGCCAATCGAAGACCGGCCGCGAAGCGAGATCGCTCATCAGATGGCTCCCACCGCGACCTGCTTGATCAGCGCCTTGGTCTGGCCGCCGGTCAGCACGTCCTGGCCGATCACCGCGAGTACGTCCTTCGGCCCAAGGCTCGGGCGCTCGTTCGGGGCGAGCACGTAGACGCTCACCTGGTCGGGCTCGCGCTTCGAGAGCGCCACCTGCTGCACGGCGCTCTCGGCTCGCACGCGACCCTGGTTCATGGCGGAAACCATTTCCTCGCCGACCAGGGACACCGCACGGCGGTTCAGCACCGCCTCGCCGCCAGCGAGCAGGGCGGGCACCGTGTCGCGACCGATGTGCGGGGCACGCACCATCCCGCCGCCCAGGTAGCGGGAGAGGATCATGCCTCCCTCGTATCGCCCGAGACTGAAGCCGGCGTTCGAGAGCCCGCTGCTGGTTGCACCCGTGGTGCCCCCCGCGTCGCCGCCAGGGAGAAGACCGTTGATCGCCTGGAGGCCCAGGTTCAAGAGCGCGGTCGCGGCGCGGTTGGACGCGATCTGGCCGATGGACTTCAGGATGCCGAGCGCCATGTCGCGCGCAGCCTGGGAGGCCGTCTTCGCTCCGGACGAGAACTCGAAGAGGAAGCTGGACAGCGCGTTCTGGGCGCCGCCGAACGCCTCGGTCACATCATCGGTGAACTGACGGAACAGGCTCCTGTCGCCGCCGAAGCGCCGGTTGAAGGCTTCGCCGGCCTGGGTCAGCGCGTCGCCGACGCTGCCGGTGACTTCGCCCGCCCTGGCCGTTACCAGCGCCTCGGCGACCTGGATCGTGGTCTCACCCGCCCGGATCGTCTCGTTGATCCGGTCGATGATGTTGGTCAGGTTCTCCTGCTCGGTGCGGAGCGAGCGCGTCTCCTCGTTGATCGGCGCGCGGTCGCCGCCCAGCGCCGTGAGCCGCTGGTCGATGCGCGTCCGCTCGTTGGTCGCCGCGGCGAGCATCTCGTCCAGCTCCGGGCGCCGCGCCCGTGCCTGGGCTGCCAGACGCTCCTGGAGGCGCACCTGGGCCTCGTTGAGTTGCCGGTCGAGGCGCTGGCTCCCCGCCTCGGTCGCGCGGTCAGGAAGCAGCCTGTAGGCGTCCTGCTGCGCACGGATGGCCCGCACCTCGGTCTCGGCTTCGGTGCGGTCGTTGGCAGTGGCACGCTCGATGTTGCGCAGGCGCGCCGAGTAGTTGGACACGTCGGCGAGGTTCGGGTCGCGCGCCGACGAGTAGCGCCCACCACCACCGGCACGGTCTTGCGCGAACTGCGCGCGCCCCTGCCGGCCCTGGAAGATGGCGATGTCGTTCTCGATCTGCTGCGGGCTGTCGCCACGCAAGGCACCGCGCTGGCGGATCAGCTCCACGCCCTGGGAGCGAAGCCGCTCGCGGTCTCCGGTCTGTTGCGGGGTGAGCGTGCGCCCACGCTGGGTGAGCGTGCGGAGATCATCGGTGACCTTCTCCAGGTCGCTCGTGATGCCCTGCACCGCCGCCTCGGTGGCAGCGCGGCGCACTTCCTGCACCTGGCGGGTGATCTGCGCCGCGATGCCCCGCTCGTCCTCTTGGGCAACCCTCTGCGCCACGTCAGGGGGCAGAGGACCATCCCGCTCCGCATCGGCGATGCGCCGCGCCCGGATGGCCGCCAGATCGGCCGCGCCGCCCCGGCGCACGGCCGCCTCGGCCGCGTCGGCGGCCTGCTGGGCCGCGGCGGGGTCACGGAGGTTCCGCCCGCGGGCGATGGCTTCCTGGCTCTCCCGCTGGGCCGCCCGCTGGGCGGCGTCGGTCAGAACAGCCTCGGCGCGGACGCGCTCGCGCTGAACCTCGATCCCGGCCTGGCGGGCGCGGTCGATCAGGCTGCCGAACTCGGAACTCGTTTCCAGCGCACGCTGGGCGACGTTGAACTGGCCACCATCGTTGTCGCGGTCGAAGGCCCGTGCGTTCTCATTGAGAGCTTCGACCTGCCTTTCCAGCCAAGTCCTGAGCTGCGCCAGCTCTTGTTCACGAGCCCCTAGTTCTGGAACCCGCGACACTTCGCGCAGTCGATCCGTGAGCTGCTGGTCGATGTCGGTGATCTGGTTGGTGATGCCGCGCCCCTCCGGCGAGTTGATGAACGAGGCAGCGCGAAGGTTCTGGTTCGCGATGGTCTGCGTGCCGAGCGCGCGCGAGAGGTCGCCGG